ATACTACTTCGGGAACTACAACGTTCGACAAAACTCTTTCTATTGATGAAATAATAGAAGATGCTTTTGAACGTATTGGAATGCAAGGAGTTGCTGGTAATCAATTAAGATCAGCAAGACGATCTCTTAATATATTATTTCAAGAATGGGGTAATAGAGGTATTCATTATTGGGAAATAGCTAATACAAATTTAGACTTAGTTCAAGGTCAAGCAGATTATAATTTTTTTAGATCAGCAGCTGATGGAGCTTCAGCAACCACTGTACCTTCTGATGGTATTTATGGAATGTCTGATATCCTTGAAGCACAATTAAGATCTAATTATAACACAACTACTCAAGCTGATAGTCCTATGACTAAAGTTGATAGATCTACTTATGCAGCATTTTCTAATAAATTATCTCAAGGTACACCTAATCAATATTGGGTAGAAAGATTTATTGATAAAGTAACAATTCATCTTTATCCAACACCAGACTCAACAAATGCATCTAAATATATGCACTTTTATTATATTAAAAGAATTGAAGATGTAGGAAGTTATACAAATGCAACTGATGTTCCGTTTAGATTTGTTCCTTGTATGGTAGCAGGTTTAGCTTATTATTTATCAATGAAATACGCTCCACAACTTATTCAACAAAATAAGTTAATTTATGAAGATGAATTACAAAGAGCATTAGCTGAAGATGGATCAGCTGCTAGCACTTATATTACACCAAAAGTTTATTACCCAGGAGTATAATGGCAAACTACGCATCAGGTAAACGTTCAAAAGCAATTTCTGACAGATCAGGTATGGAGTTTCCATACAAAGAAATGGTTAGAGAATGGAATGGATCTCTTGTTCATATTTCTGAATTTGAACCTAAACAACCACAATTAGAACCAAAACCTCATGGGGCAGACGCAATATCTTTACAACATGTTAGAACAGATAGAACGGAACCTGCTACAACGGTACGAATAGTAGATAATGGTTTTGAAACATATGAAGCAGGATCTAGTATCATAAATGTATTTTCACCTGGTCATGGTTTAACAGATAACACTGTATATAGATTTAGAGGACCACCAACTACTTCTGCAGGGAGTGGTTTTGTTTATGCTGACCCTGAAAGTTTTGATGGTATATCAGGATCTAATATTGCAAAAGCAGCTGGATACACAATAAGAACTGGAAAATATAAAGATGGTGCAAGAGATGCATCAAATGATTATCTAGCAACTAATTTTTTCTTTTTTACAGTTGACACAAATACTGCTACAACAGGTAATATAAAAGGAGGAGGTTATGGTTGTTCAATAGGACCTATAACTATAGAAGCATGATAACACATTTTTTAAACTGGATTAAAGCTATATTTACACCTGAAAAACAAGATCCTCATCTTGAGATGTATGAAGAAACTGCAAAACAAAAAAAGATACGTTTAAAACATAAAGGGGATATTAAGTAATGACTGGATTTACGTACGCAACATTAACTACAGCAATATTAAATTATACCGAAACAGATACAAATGTTTTAACGTCTACTATTACTGATGAATTTATTGAAAATTCTGAAATGAAAATATTAAGAGAAGTACCTCTTGATGCATATAAAAAACAATCTATTGGTAATTTAGTTACGGGTCAAAATACAATTAACGTTCCAGCTAAAACTTTATTTGTAAAAGGTGTACAAGTTTATGATTCAACATCAGCTTCTACAGGAAACAATGTTTGGTTAGAAAAAAAAGACGAAACTTATTTGCAAGAATATCAACCATCTACAGAAACTTCAGCTAGAGCACAGCCAAAATACTATGCTATGTTTGGTGGAGCAACAGGTGTAACTGATACGACCTCAGGAAGACTTTTTTTAGCTCCTGCACCAGATGATACTTATGTATTTAAAATACATTACGAAGCTATTCCAGATGGATTATCTGGTTCAAATACTACAACTTATGTAAGTCAATATTTTGGAAATGGACTGTTATATGCTTGTTTAGTAGAAGCATTTTCTTATTTAAAAGGTCCAATAGATATGTTGACATTATATGAAAATAAATATAAACAAGAAGTACAAAAGTTTGCTGGAGAGCAACTTGGTAGACGTAAAAGAGACGATTACACTGATGGTACAGTTCGTATACAAGTCCCTTCTCCGTCACCGTAACAGGAGATAAATTATGGCAATAACATCGGCAATATGTTCAAGTTTTAAACAAGAATTATTAGAAGGAAAGCATGACTTTCAAACTTCTGGTAATGGTGGTCATACTTTTAAAATAGCTTTGTATACAAGTTCAGCAACTTTAGGTGCAGCAACAACTGATTACTCAGCAACAAACGAAATTACAAATACATCTGGGTCAGCATACTCTGCTGGTGGTAAAGCATTAACAAACACAGGAGTTGGTTTAACTTCAACAACTGCGTTTACAGATTTTTCTGATATCTCATGGACATCAGCTTCATTTACAGCTAACGGCGCATTAATTTACAATACAACAACAGATGGTGGTACTAGTACTACTGATGCTGTTTGTGTAATCGCTTTTGGTTCTGATAAAACTGCAACTAACGGAACTTTTGAAATACAGTTTCCTGCAAACGATTCATCGAACGCAATCATAAGATTAGCATAAGGAGGGTCCAGTGCCCGACGTTTCTTCTGGATGGGGCCGATTAACCTGGGGACAGGCTAATTGGAACGAAGCTACTACTTTAACTCAAGGATGGGGAGCCGAAGCTTGGGGAAGTGGAGGATCTTGGGGTGATGTTGGAGATGAAATTGTATCCATAACAGGTCTTGAAATAAGTTCTACTTATAATCCTTCTATAACAATTACTGCAGAAATAAATACAGGTTGGGGTGGACGAGTTTGGGGAGAAAATAACTGGGGAGATCTATCTAGTATTACTTTAAGTATCCCTGGTTTTGAAGTTTCATCTACATTAAATGATTCATTAGATATTTCTGGTAATGCTTTATTAGAATTAACAGGTCAAGAAATAAGTTCTACATTAGGAACAATTACAAATGTAATAAGTGTAGTTAATGAACCAGATGGTTTTGAAATTACTTCTAATCAAGGAACAGCACTTCCTGTTATTGATGCTACTCAAATAGTTACTGGTTTTGAAATTACTTCCGCTATTGGTGTTGTTGATCCCAAAGATCAAGTATTTGGTCTACCAACATTTACTATTACATCAGAACAAGGAACCGCAGTTGCACCGAACGAAGATGTATCAGTTACAGGACAACAAATTACATCGGAACAAGGAACTGCAGTAGTAGATACTACAACAATTATTGAGCCTACAGGATTTGAAATAACGTCTAACCAAGGAACAGTGATTGTTCCTAATGATGCAGTAGCACCGACTGGATTATCAATAACCTCTGCTCTAGGATTTGTTGAAGGAACAGGATCAGTTAGCATACCTGTTACAGGTCAATCTATAACTTCTGAACAAGGTACAATTGTAGACGTTCCTGATCAAATAATGGGACTAACAGGACTATCATTTAGTTCTGCTATTGGTAGTGTAGATCCTATAGATCAAGTGGTTGGATTACCAACATTTACATTAACCGCAACTGTTGGAGAACCATTTATTATTCATTATCAAGATGTTGACACTGGTTCAAATACCACTTATAACGGTGTTTCAACAGGTTCGAATACGAATTATTCTAATGTTGCAACTGGATCAAATACAAGTTATAGTGACGCTGCATAGGAGATAAAAATTTATGGCATCAACATACACACCTCTCGGTATAGAATTAATGGCTACTGGCGAAAACGCTGGTACATGGGGAACAAAAACAAACGCAAACTTAAACCTTATCGAACAATTAGTAGGTGGATTTAAACAAGTATCTATCGCAGGTGGTGCTCAAACTACAGCTTTAACAGTTGCGGATGGTGCATTAACTGGAACAGCTCAAGCAAGAATGATTGAGTTTACTGGAACAATTACAGGAAATCAAATAGTTACAATACCGTTAGATGTAGAAAATTTTTATATTTTAAAAAATGCAACAACAGGTTCTTTTACAGTAGAATTTAAATACGCATCAGGAAGTGGTGATACGTTTACTTTTGCATCAACTAATAAAGGCACAGCAATTTTATTTGCAACAGCAAATGATGGAACTAATCCAGATATTATTCAAATTCAAACAGGTGGAGATGTTGTAGACGATACATCACCTCAACTAGGTGGTAACTTAGATGTTAATGGTTTTGATATTGTTTCAACTTCAGATGCTAATATTGATATTGTTCCAAATGGAACTGGTGATGTAACACTTCAAGCAGACACTGTACAAGTTGGAGACAGTAATGCTGATGCAACTATTACTACAAATGGAACTGGAAATTTAACATTAAATACAAATGGTGGCACTGATTCTGGAACAATTACAATCGTAGATGCTGCTAATGGTAATATTACTATTACACCAGATGGTTCAGGAAACATTGTTCTTGATGGATTAACTTTTCCAAATGCTGATGGATCAGCAGACACATTTTTAAAAACAAACGGATCAGGTACTTTATCTTTTGCAGAAGTATCGGGTGGTACATCTTGGCAAGCAGTTAAGACAACTGGTTTTACAGCTGTAGCTGGTGAAGGATATTTTATAAATACAACAAGTGGCGCTATTACAATGACACTACCTGCCTCTCCAACAATTGGTGATGAAGTTTCATTTGTAGATTACGCAGGAACGTTTGATACAAATAATTTAACAATCGGAAGAAATTCAGAAAATATACAAGGCTCTGCGGCCGACTTAACAGTTTCAGTAGAAAGGGCAGCTAATACTTTAGTTTATACAGATGGAACTCAAGGTTGGTTGTTAAAGGTTAAATAGTGTCTACCTATAAGAAAGAAGTTGGAACAGGTGTTCAGAACAACGCTGGTGATTACACTGGTGCGGTTGAAGGACAACTTTGGTATAATTCTACCGACAAGTCATTTCAATTTAGATCATTTTCAACAGCTGGTGCTTGGTCTACGGGTGGAAATTTGAATGCTATAAAACAACAAAGTGGAGGTGCAGGTACTCAAACAGCTGCATTAAATTTTGGTGGAAGAAGTACTGGTTCTCCTAATGTAACAGGTCAAACAGAATCTTATAATGGAACAAGCTGGACTGAATTAGCTGATATGAATAATGGGGCGGTTAGTATGGGAGGAACAGGAACCAATACTTCTGCATTAGCTATGGGTAAAGAAGATCCTATTCCTTCAGTACCTGCACAATCTACAGAATCTTGGAATGGAACTAGTTGGACAGAAGTTACTGCAATGAGTTCTCACACAACAAGAATGGGTTCAGCTGGAGTTAGTAACACTTCTGTTTTAGCTATTTCAGGGCTTCCACCACCTGATGGTAGTTTATTAGTAGAACAATGGAATGGTAGTACTTGGACAGAAATTGCAGACGTAAATGATGGTAGATGGGCACTTTCTGCTAATGGTACAGTAACAAACGCATTAGCTTATGGAGGTATAGACACTCCAACAACAAATACAGCAGTTACAGAATCTTGGAATGGTAGTAGTTGGACGGAAGTTCATGATTTGAATACAGCAAGAAGAGAATCAGGAAGTTGTGGAGCAGATAATACTTCTGCTATAGTATATGGTGGAGAAACATCATCTACAGTAACAGTTGCAAACACAGAACAATGGAATGGTACTTGTTGGACAGAAGTAGCAGACTTAGCTACAGCAAGAAATGAACTAGCAGCAGGAAAGCTAGGAACTACATCGGCTGCAATAGGTTATGGAGGTCAAAATAGTGTTCCAGGTGGATCACTTGTAAATACAGAAGAATGGAATGGTGCAGGTTCACCTGTTACAGAAACAATAACCGATTAATAAAAGGAGAAAACTATGGCAAAAACATATCAATACTGTGTAGCAGAAAACTGGGGAAAGGGTTTCATCGATCACGTTGAATCTCAAAGAATCACGTTTAAAGGCTATCCTGGTAATGTTTGGCAAGTTCCTGCATACAACAAACATGGTAATCTATGGATTTCTAAAGTTGCAGGTGTTGTTAAAACTAAGGATGAAGCACAAGCGATTGTTGATGCAGAGGTTCAAGCAGCACAAGCTGCGTGGGACGCTTTACCTGATGCTGAGAAAGCACCAGCAGTAGAGACTAACACAAGACCTGCTGACATAACATTGGAGGAGTAAAAATTAAATGGCTGAGTACAAAGGCATACACGGTACTAAGATACAAAACTATACAGCGGATCCTGATAACGCTATAACGGGACAGGTGTGGTATAACGAGACTTCACAGACACTGAAGTTTCAGTAT